GAATGACTGTTGAAGCAGGTTCAGGACCAACTACTTTTGCAAACTTGGTCAAGAAGCCAAGTCAGCCTTCTTTTCTTATTTATACAGGTGGATATAACCACCCAGCAAACTGGGTGGACATCAGCCTGCTTGGTGGCACTGCCATAGTTAGCCACAACAACGGTTCGCATTGGAATAGTTCAACAGGGTTATTTACTGCTCCTGCTACGGGTTACTACCTGTTTTATGCTGGTGGTTGGGGAAACTATGCTGGTGCTGGAAACAGATACGCAATCAGTTTTTCTGTCAACCAAACAGTAGGCGGAGACTGGGCGTTTATCAGTGGTGCCAACACCTCGCTGGTAGATAGCCCTTTGGCGATGTCGCCAGTAGTTCGCTATATGGCAAGTGGTGACTACATGAGAACGACTATGTTTTCTTCGGTTGGGATGCAACTCGGCACAAGTTCCCACAAGTTTTACTATGGTGGATATTTTTTAGGTTAGGAAAACTATGAACACATTTACAATCACACTTACAGATGCAGAACTTAAAGCCCTTGCTTTTGTCGCTTACGACCCTCAAGATTGGATGGACAATGCGATTCGCGAGCGGTGTCGTCTTGCTATGGAAGAAATTTTTACGGCGGAAGTGGCGCGGATGGTTGCTGACCCATCTACCACTTCAATTCCCGCGGACCGTGAGGCTATAGTTCTAGCCGCTGATATCAAAACAGCCAAAGAAATCCACGAAGAGAGCATGCTTCCAGTAGATACACCTCCACCTGCTCTGCCCGAAAATCCGGATGTGGGATAATTGAAAAATGGATTCTCTTGCTTTTCCAATAAAATTTGACAGTACTGGTATCAAAAAACACCAGGACGGAACAACTGACTACTACTCTCAGTTGCTGTCTATCTGCATGCTTACAGAGCCCGGAACCCACCCGATGACTCCTAGGTTTGGAGCCTTTGACCCAGTTTTTCAAGAGATAGACAAAAACGTGTTTATTCTTAACGCTGCCCAGTTTGTCCCAGAAATTACTATTACAGCAATGGAAACGACAGGCGTCGAACAGTCCTCTGGGGCGGCCAAGATTTCAGTAGCTTTTGAAATAGCGGATTAAGGACAAGACATGCCAGCAGATTTTAGTGAATACGTAGACCTATCAATATTTGATAAGGAACCTGGAGACATCTATAGAGACTCAATAGAGCTCGCTCGTCTTTCCTTGCCAGACTTCAACTTGCGCCCAGGAACCCCTGAAGACGCAATATTTCAGGCCGCTGCATACGTCAGCGCGCTGAACATAAACGCAATTAACAGATTGCCCGACAGACTAATGGCAGGCATTGTTCAGATGCTTGGATATCAACGTCAGCAAGCAATTTCTGCTGAAGTGAATGTTGAAGTAACTATAGGCTCTTACGACGGTGGAAACGTTCCAGCCGGAACCGTATTTGTCTATGACTCGACTTTTGAAGACGAATCTGAACAGTACGCATTTCAAACCATATCTGCCACGACTATTCCTGCTGTTGCTCCAGGAGTAAATACCTATCCGTCGGCAGTAATAACAGTCAGGTCGTTAGAGCCTGGCATTATTCCTCCCTTAGTACCAGGAATAGAATTAAGCATCATATCTTCTGGAACGAACATTATTTCGGCCGAAATTGCAACAGTTTCTAATTTTGCAAACGGCTTAAACGAAGATACTGACGAGGACTATCTATCAAAAGCCTCCACCTATCTTCGTTCACTCAGTTCTGTTTTGGTGACACCAGCTCAGGTCGATGCTTACCTTCTTACGAACTACCCATCAATTGTGTCGAGAGTAAAAACCCTCGACTTAACTTGGGGAGACGACCTTGACGGCAACCTAACCGTATACCGCCCGTCTGGCGTAGTTAAAACTTTTTTAAGTGCTTTTGAGGCAACGGTACAAACAGAAGCGCCTCATCTTTATGTAGTTGGCGACGTTGTGGACTTGGATATTTTTAACTCATCAGTGAGTGCAACATTTAACGGCCAACACACAATAACCAGTACAAGTAATACTACTTTTAGCTTTACCAAAAACGTGGGTAACTCAGCAAGCACGGTCGTAACAGGCTCCGCTTATGCCGGTCAAGATATAACCGGTTATGTAACAGTAGTGGCCTATGGAAACGGAACCGAACTTACCAGCGTTGAAAAATTAGGATTGATTACGGACGTAAGAGATAAGTCTATAGCTGGATTGGTTATGGACATAGTCGACCCAACTTTAGTGACCTTGGAGATTACTGGCTCTGTAGTGATTAGTGACATATACGAACAGGCTGCTCTCGTAGAAACCATAGAAGACGTTATTGTCGAATACCTAAGCCCGCAATCATTTTCCTTTAGTTTAGACAGAGTAAGACAAACTCAAATAATTTCTCTAATCAGCAATATTCCTGGAGTCGTTTATGTTGAATCCCTGAGCTTGACTCCTACGGGTAGTGGATGGTTGCCTAAGCACGGTGTCGACATTCTGTTCAGAGACAAGGGTACTCTTCCCATTCTTTCTCTTGATGATATTGACATTACATATACGTCAATAAGCGCTGGGACTTAAAATGGCCAGTACTTTTAATCTTTTATCAGACAGCAATGCTCTATCGGTTTTTTCCTCACAGCAAGGAGAATTCGTAGGTATATCTTCGATTTCCTACGATTGGAGCGCCACCAATGCAGCCCTCTTTATAACAAGCTCTGAATCTATAGTAAACACTAGATACGTTCTTCGTTTGGCACCAAACAACTCAGGTGATGTTACTTTAAGATTAAACAATGTTCCACTCAATATTGCTGATAACGGGCGAGCCATATCGGCAAACGTAAAGATAAAAGCAAGTTCCCCAATCAGTGTTTCATCGCTTTTATATATTGACTCTGCCTCGGCGGCATATGAACCGAATCTTCAGTCATTCACTAGCGGTAAATACTCGGCAGTTCATACAAACCAAGCTTCAGTACCAGACGATGGAGTAAAACATACCGCCACAATGAAGTTTGTAATTTCAAATCATTCTTCTGTGAATATTTTTGTAACATTGCCTCACCTAATACATGAGTTGGGTTTTTATAAAAATCCTTTTGTTGGAAGAGCAAGAACTTTCTTGCCCGATTTTTACTTTGAAGTGGATTCTTCTCAGCTTTATCCATCTTTCCCATTTTTTAGACTTCTAGACATTCTCACTTCGGCTGCCGGAGAGACCCTGAAAGAACACGACAGCATGTATGAAGTCGAGCAGCAACAAGTCCAAGTTCCGTCACAGGTAGCTGAATATTGGGCGTCCAGTTCGCTTGTGTCGTCTCGTTCGGTACGTGCCGCCTATGTACCGTGGCTTTCTCAGTTCACTGGTACATTAATAAAGCAAAATATTTCAAAATCCGACGGTACTCCATTTTTTGATAATCCGATAATCAAAAGAGACTTTATTGAATGGCAACTAAATAGCTCGCACTACGGAAGGTCCGCAGGAAGCAGGAATGCCATTACGGAAGCAGCGCGACAAGTTTTAATAAAAACTAAAGATGGAACTCCAAGCACTCTGGCGGTGGCAGTTCTTGCAAGATATCTGGACGACCCTTTCGAAATTCGAGTTGCAACCCTCTCTAACGAGACCCCGGATGCTGAAGAAGGAGAAGTTAGCCATTTGGTGACTGAGTCAGTTAATTGGGCGAAACCAATGGGTTACAAAATAACAGTGCAAACGTTTGACGAATTTTTCTTTTCGCTTGACGACCCAACATTGGGTGCGCTAGATAATTTCAGTTGGGGCTAAAATGATACACTCATCTATGAACGATTTAGGAGAAAAATAATGGCCGGACAGGGAGTAAAGCTTTTTTTATCTGGTGAAATAGCTACGGCTTCAGATGTGAACCAGTATTTAATGGACCAGGCCGTTTGTCGTTTCCTAGACGATGAAGAACGAGATGGCGCATTTGGAGACGGAATACCAGTATCTCTAGGAGGGTCCGGATTACCAGCATTGGCTCCTGGAAGAATGTGTTTCCTTTTAGAAGGTCCGGGAAGCACGCCAGGATTCCCCGTTCGAACCGTTCAGTACTACGACGGAAGCGCATGGCAAGACTCAGACCAGTTCACTATTCCTGACGGCTTTGTTACGTCGGCCAAAATAGCAAATGACACTATTATGAATGTGGACATTAACTCAGCCGCAGGAATTGTTGATACCAAACTTGCTACAATTTCCACGGCTGGTAAAGTTTCCAACTCCGCTACCACCGCAACAGCAAATAGCGGAAACAGCACGATTGTTGCTCGTGACGCTTCTGGTAATTTTTCAGCAGGAACGATAACAGCCAGCCTTACAGGAACAGCAACCAATGCTGCGAAGATTAATAACCGAACTGTATTTGTGCAGAACGCAACCCCAACAGCCCTTGCCACCGGTGATATTTGGTTCCAGGTAGTAGGACTCTAATATGGCAGTACCATCAACAACCGTTTTTGGTGGTACGTGGGGTGACTGGGATTATACAGGGAACGCATCCACGCAAGGCTTGCGTGTTGGTATTGATTTCGAGTGGGACACCCCTACCCATGGCGGCACGACGGTAGTCCTGCGGACAAACTTCTGGACACAAAACCGTTTCAGGATGAACGACACTCAGACCATGACTTTCTCGGGTGTCAACACTAACGATGCAACGACGTACTCAAACACTACAGGTTCAGACACCACAGCTCCAGATGCCGCTAAATGGAGGTTTACAAGAAGCTACACATACACCTATCCAGTCCATCCGCTAGCACATGCCTTTCATACCAGTCCAGGGTCGCATACGGTTGGCGCATCGGTTAGCGGTGTTGACGCTGCCCCAGGCATAGCCCCTAGTCATAGTCGAAGCATCGCAATTCCTGCAAGGCCAGGAACGACACCGGGTGCTCCTGGGGTTACGTCTTCTCCTGGGAACGGCTCCGTGTCTGTCAGTTACACAGCACCTGGCTTTGATGGTTATGCCCCTCTTTCGTACGAATACTCAGATAATGATGTTTATTATCAAACGGCAACTACTAACCCTGTTGTTTTTACGGGTCTTTCAAACGGCACATCTTATACTTATTACATTCGTGCCCGTAACGCATACGGAGTCAGTAGCGGAACCTCTACATCGAATACGCCTCGTACCACACCGGGTGCCCCAAGTATTTCTTCAACCCCAAATAACGGCTCAATATCTGTCAGTTACGGAGCTCCTGGGTCTGACGGTGGAGAAAGTATTGATTCCTACGAATACTCACTAAACGGTACTAGCGGATGGACCGCTACGCCCTCTAACCCTTTCACTCTTTCTGGTGCCAACGGAACAGCGATAAATGCCTATGTTCGTGCCGTAAACGCTGCTGGTGGTGGAGCATCTTCAGTAGTAACCACCAGCACGCCTCGCACAACCCCCGGTGCCCCCAGTGTTTCTTCAACCCCAAACAACGGCTCAATAACCGTCACTTATGGAGCCCCATCTTCTGATGGCGGAAACGCAGTATCCTCTTATCAGTACTCAACTGATAACTCCAGTTGGGTAGCAACGCCATCTAATCCGTTTACAATTAATGGCACTAACGGAACCGCAATTACTATCTACGTAAGAGCAGTTAACGCCGCCGGTGGTGGAACTTCAGCGAGCACAGCCAGTACTCCCCGAACTACTCCAGGCGCACCAACGAACGTAACTTCAACACCTAGCAACGGTTCGGTATCTATAGGTTTTGGAGCACCTTCGTCTAACGGTGGCAACGCTGTATCTTCCTATCAATATTCAACCAACGACTCTACATGGACTGCAACTCCTTCCAATCCTTTCCCAATTTCTGGGACAAACGGAACTGCTATTACCATCTATGTTCGCGCAGTCAACGCTGCAGGTGGAGGAACTTCGGCCAGTGCAACAAGCACTCCTCGAACAACACCTAGCGCACCGACATCTTTTGCAGGCAACAATGCCACCTTTGCCCAAATTGGTTTATCTTGGGGAGCACCATCCAGCAATGGTGGAAACGCAGTTAGTGCTTACGTATTAAGAAACGGCTCTACTGTTTTACAAAACAGCACTGCTACGTCATACACGCATACTGGACTATCTCCGTATACGGATTATTCATACACTGTCACCGCGGTTAACGCTGCTGGAGAAGGAACTCAAGCTTCTTTAACTATAAAATCTCTCGGTGGCGTGGCAAAGGTATGGAACGGCACCTCATGGGTAACCACGTTGCCTAAAATATGGGATGGCACCACATGGGTTGACGCACAGGCTCGCATGTGGGATGGTACTGAGTGGAAACACGGAATATAGAAAATTAGGCCATGAGAGACAAAACGGGAAAAAATTCAGAACGTAAAGCAAGTCCTCTTGATTTTTTTCGTAAAAGTACTGAATACTCTTCGGAAGAAGAGACTACGCGCAGATACTCAATCTGTACTGAGTGCCCTCATTTTTTAGCGATAACAAAACAATGCATTAAGTGTGGATGCTTCATGCAGATAAAAACAAAACTGGCTCACGCTGAGTGTCCTGTTAACAAATGGTGATTTAAAGGCTACGAAAGCTCGTAGAAACCTTTTCCCCATAGACCCTGCAAACGAGTAAAATACTTCTCGTACATCTTTCCCACGGTGTCTAATCCGTAGCGGTCTTTTGAGTATTTACTAATCGCCGCTCTATCAAGAGTCTTGACGTCCTCAGTTGCGTCAGCGAACTCTTGCATCGTGTGACAGCGAAATCCGGTCACTCCGTCGATGACTGTTTCAGTGAAAGCACCCCAGTCTGTAGAGATAATTGGAGACCCACAGGCCATCGCTTCGATAGCTACGGTTCCAAAAGGCTCGACGTAAATAGTTGGCGTAAATGTGGCAATTGCACCACCCATTAGCTTGGCTCGCTCTTCTGTCCCTACAACTCCAACATACTCCCCATAGTTGGGCGCAGAACCCTGTCCAGCGACCACCAGACGCTTTCCTAGGGCCTTACAGGTGTCAACTGCAATCTGATAGCCCTTGCGCTCAATAAGGCGTCCTATGAACAAATAGTAGTCATCTGGCGTTTCCTGTAAAGGGAAGTCTTGAATATCAATATAACTTGGGATTACCGTGTCGTAGAACTTTCCATCAAGGGCATGGGGGTCGGTCACTTTCGACCCGTAGCAGGAGTGCATCCACGCATAGGACTCAAAGACCTTGAATGGAGCGAACGACCCGCCATAACCAATTCCGAACTCCACGCTTAGTTCGTCAGGAAAAGCATCGGCTATTGGCTTGGATGCAAAACCAGCAATAAGGCAAATAAAGTCTTTGTGCTCCAGGCGCTCTTGAATGCCTTTGACTACGTTGCCATTAAACTCAACCCAATGTGGGAGGTTCCAGTCAAACGACGCAGCCGAGTAATGATTCGGTCCTACGGCTTCTAGACGCTGTTCTTCGGTAATACAGGTGATGTGCTCGTCACAGGGGGCTTCGTTGAACTCGCCGCCATACAGAAACACGGTATGCCCGAGGTCTTTCATCATGATGCAGAACTTACGGACTTTCTCCGTATAGGCACATGCCGTGAAGTCTTCAGTCGTGTTTGTGTGAGGAAGGGAAACTACATGAAATCTCATGCAGAAATACTACTCTTATTTATCAGTATCCCGCAATGAGAGAGAATGAAAAATCCTAGGGTCGTCAATAGAAATTCTCTCCCCATTTAGTTCCACAAAATCATCAGGGACGGCTTGTGAGATAAGCCAATCCTGTAAGGATTCGTCAATCAAGAAGGCGTCTTCGTTCTGGAGTTGCGCTTTTGTGTCGCCCGTCAAGTACTTAGAAATTTGCATTGGAGGATACGCGTTAAGAATGTGCTGAATTAGTTCTTCGGGCATATTCATGTCTTCTAAAAGGGCGGTAGAAATTTCACTGCACTTATCCAAGTTGTTGAACGGCTCTTTAGCCACTATTGACCATTCAACCATAAGCCTAATTAATTCACCAAATGAGTTTGCTCCAAAAGGCAGTGCTTGAGATTTGATTTGCTGATTCACTTCATCGTCTTTGAGTTTCAAATAAATGATGTAGCCATGAGGTGGGAGAGAGTAAAGAATTTCAAACTTGTCTATTTCGTCAAGAGACGAAAATAGAACCGTTCCCATAGATTTGTTTAAATCCGTTTCGTTATTTCTTGGAGCAATCGGACCCCAGTTATTAAAATCGCACCTATCCGATGCTTCCGAGTCGTTGATGAGTTTTGCTGCAACTATTGCAAACACTCCGTCATTGTGTATAGACAAATACGGCAAAAACTTAGAAACATAAAATTTAATGTTTGTATTCATTAAAAATACGCTTCTTCAAAACCAATAACTGCGCCTTGAGCACCATTTCCGCCTGAAAGAATGCTGTTAACAGTACTACCAGAGCCTGGGTCGGTATTTGCATTAGACGACACAACACTTTGCGCCATATAAAAAATTAAACCGCCGCCGCTACCACCGCTGCCGACAAATTGCGGTGCATTGTTGTAATTATTATTATCTGGCGCGCGACCGCCAGTCGCGCTAAAATAAATATTTGCGATTGCTCCTCTTGCAAACACAATTCCTGACCCGCCGACGCGCGACACTAAAGAATAACCATAAATCCTAGTAGGCGAAATGTCTAGTGAATTACCTTGAGGCATTCCTCCACCTCCAGTAACGGTAATTGTTGTTCCAACTTTCCCGTTTGGGTTTTCTGCTGACTCTCCATGAGAACCAGCAACCCCTACCCCGCTGTTTTGATAAGTATGGATAACTGAGTAAGACCCACCGCCACCGCCTCCGCCTCCCCATGCAGTTGCCCTAAACCCTGCAGAACCAATCCCTCCAACTGAATTTTCCGATGCACTCATCCCTGAGCCTCCATTGCCAAAAAACATCTTTCCGTCCGCTGACGGGGACCTCTTAGAAGGTGGTTGAGTGCCTTCAGTACTGGAATACGCAGAAGACACTATGTACTGAGCCTGTGCATAAGTAGCGTCTCCTGTCTTTGCAATTCTTGGATAATAATACGCTCCCGCAGGAGAAGATATGATAGTTATGTCTTCCGCAGGCTGGTCGGTGGAGTTACTTCCGTGAAAATAAAACCCTGCAATACCGCCACCAGAAACAAGCGAACCATTTGATATGTTCCCGTTAGCGTAAATACAAGTTAGTTTTTTTCCTACAATATCCGCATTTAAAGAACCTGTATAAAAATACAAACCAGGAGACAGTGAGATATCACCATTAACAACCAAGAAAAAACATTTACTTCTATCTGTAGAGGAATATGTATTAACTCCTGATGTTTCCATTGTTGTAATAGAAAGAGAAGATGCAGAGTAGTAGTACTCATATGCCCCAAGGTTTGCTCCGTTAATCCAAAGGTTCCCAGTTGGTGCTTGTTTTCCTGCAATTCCAAATTTGAGAATGTACTCAGCAAAGTCTTTTACAGAAGGAAAGTGTTGGTCACCTTCAACGCTGCCTCCAGAAGTGGGGGCGTTGGGCATGGGGATATCAATAAGTTTTGTGGACTTATAGGGCTGTAAAGCCGTACGGAGATATTCCTTTGTGGTCACGACTTAGGAAATTCTGTTTACATAGCCGAAGACGTTGATAACTGCAGTAGTTCCAGCAAATGCTCCGACGGTACGAGCAGCAGAACCTGTACCAGTTAAAGGTTGACCAGGAACAACAACGACAGTTGATTGAGGAGGGATAGAGGCAACAATTTTATCGTCTGGGGAAGTGACGCCACCCCACTCAAGGGTCAACAAGACGGCTGCGGCAGATGTGTTGGTTGCATAAATCCATACTTCATCAATAATGCTTGCTGAAGTGCCAGTTGAATGAATCGTTGTGCCAGCAGTCGCCGTAGCAACAACCTTGATTGGTCGACCGCCCGTAGAACCACTGTGTAAAACCTTGCTAAATGTAGCCATATTAATCTCCTATGAAAAAACTCTGAAGCCGATGATAACGGTTTCGTCATCTGATTGTGCTGCAAGCCCTGTCGCTCCAGTCAATCCAGTCGGACCCGTAGCGCCAGTTGCGCCAATCCCTGTCGGGCCTGTTGGACCCGTTACTCCTGTTGGTCCAGTATCTCCAGTAATTCCTGTTAAACCAGTAGCACCAGTTACTCCCGTGGCACCAGTTACTCCCGTGGCACCAGTCGCTCCCGTCGCCCCTGTTATCCCTGTAGCGCCAACGCCTGTTGGTCCAGTCGCTCCCGTGACTCCAGTCGGTCCAGTTGCTCCAGCGACTCCACTTACAATCGGAACCCATTGTGAACTACCGCTATCGTATTGTTTTAGAACAGTCATGGTTTACGCCTTAATGATGTAGTTAAGAACCATTGTTGGTTGCATGACACTAGTTGGGGAAGCAGCATCAGCAGCCGTGTTGTTGACATTGCTTATAGTCACATTGCTTGTAACAGAGTGGGTATGTGCTGATTCGTTGGCATTGGACATGGCCACGGAACCAGCAGGCGTAATAGTAGTTGCTTGGTTAGTCGCCGTATTGACTTGCACGCTGGAGTAATCAGCACCAGTATTAGGAACCAAACGATAAATGCTACTACCGTCGGTATTGGTAGAACTTGCCGTTACGTTACTTCTTTGGATTGTGTGACCGTGAGCGTCTTGTATATGGTTGTGGCTTGCAGCAGTACCATTGAATGAAGCCGTGTTTGCATGGGAGTGAGCCGAGCCTGCACCAGAAGTAACAGCATTATTGGTCACTGTGTTTGAATGAGAGTGGGCAGGTAGACCCGACTGTGCAGCAGTCAAAGTCACATACTGAGAACCAACAACGGTTCCCGAACTGTTAGCAATATCAATACGACCAGCGTCTGAGCCGCCCATATTATCCACACCAGCAATACCGCGACCACGAAGGTCGGGCAGGTTGAATGTTGTTGTTCCGTCACCTACACCGTAAGTGGTTGAAACAACTGCAAACAACGCGGCGTAAGTAGTTCTAGATACTGCTTGTCCGTAACAAAGCAGCCAGTTGGTTGGCGCAGAAGAACCAGCAAACGCAATAACCGCACCCGTTGGGTTTGCTACTTGAACAAACTCGGTTGTAGCAATTTGTGTTGTATTTGTTCCAGCGGAAGCAGTAGGTGCAGTTGGCGTTCCAGTTAGTGCAGGAGAAGCCAAAGGTGCTTTCAGTCCAATGGCAGTTGCTGTCGTGGTAGCAAAGTTTGCGTCATCTCCGAGGGCTAGTGCTAGTTCGTCAAGAGTGTTTAGTGTTGCTGGAGCGGAGTCTACAAGTGCCGCTACAGCAGCATCTGCATAAGCAGTCGTAGCAATTTGAGTATTATTCGTTCCAGCAGCAGCAGTTGTTGATGTCGGGGTGCCGGTTAAGGCTGGAGAAGCAAGTGGTGCTTTTAGCGCTAGGTCGGAAGAAGTAACCGGTGTAGCCCATGCGGTGTCATAACTGGCAGACGAAGACTTTGCCAACATTTGACCAGTCGTTCCACCGCCAGGGATTATGACCAGACCTGTATCTGACGTGTCTGCCCAAAGGACATCAAAAGTCGTTGGGGCGGTTCCCTGAATAGCAACGCCAGCAGGTCCCTGAACGCCTCCGACGCTGACGTTGAGCGCCCATTTACCGTCCGTGAACGTCCAGGTCTTGCCATCTACCGTGTGATTAGTTCCCGGAGCGGGTGAGTTGGGGAAATCGATAGCCATGCCTGCAATTATACCCTGAACTGATTAAGGGGAACCATAAGAAACAAGGTGGCAATATAATGCCAATTGAAGAAATCAAAAACTATGGTCGTTACGCTTCCAACGCTGCTTTAGCAGCTAGGTATGCTGCTCTCTGCTCATTTTGGTCATACACGGGAGCGTCATAAGCATCCCCGTTGTCCTTTATTGCCTGAATGGTTTCTTCAGCCCATTGTTCAGCGTCTTCTTTTGTCCACGGCATCCAGTTATGGGGGAAGTTAAATTGACTTATTGTGCGAGAAAAAGAAGAACCATTAATTTCCCCAGTCCATGTAATGGTTGCTTCATTTTTGTCGTCTACTTCATATGTGTATTCCATAATGTCTCCTTAAACTACATACTCAATAATGACAGCGCCATTTGAACCCATTTTTGCAGGGGTAGTTCCTGTGTAGCCGTTAGCCATGCCTACATTAAACGAGTAGACAGTAGATGGAACAGTGGTTACTTGAAAAACTTCCGTTACTCCATCTTGCCCACGACCTGCATACGCCTTTGCAGTAACCACCACGCTTACATAGTCACCAAATTCCTGCTCCACGGCTGCATTCGCTGAAGCAGTTGCCCAGCCCCCAACACCCCCAGAGCCAGGGTATCTATTTTCTGCGGTCCAAGAACCTGTTTGAGTGCTAGAACTTCCTGCAAGTTTAGTTCCAAAAGAGCCACCAGGAGCAGTAGTGGTGTCAATTGCCCCCATTACCCCACCAAGAGCCGTATATGTAGTGCCGCCAACAACAAAGGTCGTTGAGCCACCATCTTCGTAGCCTGTAAGGGAAGCAACGCTTGATTGCCCATTAGAGGTTGCCGTTGCTGTGGCAAATCCCCCTCCCCCGCCTGCACCAATAAGTGTCAATTTTATTTGTGTGACACCAGCAGGACAAGTCCATGTTCCGCTTCCGTTTGTTGTGTACTTTGTAACATAAATTTTGGGGTCCACAGCACTGACCCCAGGCACTCCGCTAACCCCAGGCACGCCACTAACACCAGAGACACCTTGTGGGCCTGTTACACCGGTCGGTCCTCCCGCAGGACCCGTGGCTCCCGTTAAGCCAGTCGGACCAGTCGGACCTGTCAGACCAGTGGGCCCAGCTATCCCTGTTGGTCCAGTAACACCAGTTGGTCCGGTAATTCCTGTTGGCCCTGTTGCCCCAGTCAAACCTGTTGGTCCAGTTATACCAGTAGGCCCAGTGGGACCCCCTGCAGGCCCTGTTGCTCCTATTGGACCTGTCGGGCCAACAACGCCTACTGTACTGACGTTAAGAACCCATTTACCTCCAGTGAATGTCCACGTCTTGGAGTTCGCGGTAAAAGACGCTCCCGGAGATGGTGCGTTTGGGAAATCAATAGCCATGATTACCTAGTTTACTCCATGGGTAGTTAGCGACCTAGAACCACCAGAAGTGTTTTAGGATAGACAGACTAGCCAGAATTACCCACGCGACATTGAAAAGAATGATTGTTGGAAGGGTCTTTTCCGTGGACGACCAAATGAGGGCAATGCTGGAAGCGATGGCAAATATGTAAACCCACCACCACTGTTGACCAAGAAGCAGACCAGGGAAGATAATGGCGATTTTGGTGGCAAATCCCCAAGCCTCCACGATGTTTGGTTTAGTCCAATACCCCTTATGGGACATTGTCTTTG